GCCTTTGGTGACCCGTTAGTACGTGCACGGAAAGCGGGCATTTGATGAAACTAAATAAGATCATAGATCCAAAAAACCCAGAAACTGTTGGTAAAAGTATTGCTAATCTTGGCAACCATGTATTAATAATTTGTTTTACAATTACCATAGCATGGGTGGTATGGATGAGTTACAAATGATAAGTCAAAGTGATATAAGTTATATTGCAGGACTATTTGATGGTGAAGGTAGTCTGTATTTTGCAAGACGTAAAGAAAAGAAAAAAAGACATAAAGGTGAGGGTTATCGCATATCAAATGCTATGCGTATCAATATGGAGATAGCCATGACTGATGAGGATGTGATACGTTGGGTGCACAAAACCCTTGGTGTAGGCACAGTCATTGTCAGACATGTAAAAGGTAAAACAAGATCTGGTGGTAAATTTAAAACACAATATCGTTGGCGATGTACGTTTAGAGATTGTTATTATGTATGTAAACTATTATGGCCCGATGCTAAAGTAAAACTACACAAGATCGAACAGGTTATAGATCATTACTCACCAGAATATCTGATGAATGATAAGGTAGTAAGTTTACAACAATACAAGGAGGCAATGAGTTTAGAATGAAAGTAAAAGAAAAAGATTACGAAGATATTTATTGGTGTATCGTGACAGATCAAGTGCCAGCAGAACTTATAAGTCAATATTTTCAAGACAAAGGTTTTTATAAATATTACAAGGAGAGAACAAAATGACGGAAAAAGAACAAATAAAAATATCAGTCAATACATTTAACTGGGGGCCTTGTGTCACCAGATTTAAGATACAGGATGATTTTAGAAAGGTATTGTTAGACGAGGCTAAGAAATCAGAGGAGGATTTTAGTGATAGACTAGCCGGTCAGATTAGAAAAGAGACTGGTTATAGTGAGAAACAACGTGAGATAATCATACCATACCTGTCACCGTATCTTGGTATCTACGATGAGGCATTTCAAAGATATCAGAATAAGAAATACGAACACGGTAGACCAGAGTACGCTTTGACTGCTCTCTGGTGTAACTTTCAACGTCAGTATGAGTTTAATCCACCACACGATCATGATGGTAAACTATCGTTTGTAATATATCTATCGATACCTGATAAACTAAAAAAAGAGAACGAGGCTTATAAAGGTAAGAGTTGTGGACCTGGAGGCATACAGTTTATGTATGGTGAGGGACCTAGAGATGCTGTGACCTACATGTCATACTTTCCGAAAGAGGGAGATATGTTTGTATTTCCTGCGTGGTTGAAACACTGGGTTAGTCCATTTAACTCTGATTGTGTACGTGTGTCTGTTAGTGGTAATGTTCACGACTCAGCGCCATTGAATCAGATTAAAAAGGGTAATCTAAAAAATGAAAAAACCGAGGATGAAAAGTATCTTGAGGAGTTAAAAGATAAACTATGAAACCGGACGAAAGACTATCGAGAAAAGTTTTAGAGAGTCATTACTATTGGTGTCTTGAAAATGGTAGAGATATATCTTGGTATTATAAATTGAAGAAAGGAAAGAAATGACAGCTGGATATGGATTAGGTATGTTTGGCTATAATATGGTCTGTCTATTGATAGGTCTATTAATAGTATACTACGTGATAAATAAGATAAAATGATGGGTGATAAAGACATAGAGGAATATCATAATATTGGTCGAGCGATCAAGAAGAGTGAAAAATATACCTACGTTAACTCTACACGGATCGAGGACCACGGAACACGGCTCTATGATGTAAATGGTGCTAGACTTCCTAGTGTTACTACGATATTAGGCAAAACCAAAAATCAACAATTTCTAAAAGACTGGAAGGCCAAAGTTGGAGAACAAGAAGCAGAGCG